TGATTCATTCCTTGTGGCGGCATACCCATTGGTGGCATCCCTTGTGGTGGTCCACCCATCGGCGGCCCCTGTGGTGGCATACCTCCACCTATCGCTGGGTCATTCATCATTTCTTCAAACGCCATCTTAAACTCTCCCTCTTTCTTGTGTTCTAACTATATTAGCTAATCCATCTTGTGTTTGCCCTCTGTTTCGTCTCTTGTGTTTGCGTATAGCGTTTTCTGCCCGCTGGGCACTTCTAAATTCCGCAGCACTATATGCTCCAGGATGGCCAATAATATGCTTGCGGGTTTCTGGCTTGCCCATGCCCTGTTTATTTGCTGCATCCGTACTTAATCCCTTAAAGGGATAATCCATTGGTGTGAAGTACTCTGGCATTATTTAAGGTTCTCCTTCGAATGTTTCTTAACAACCTTAGCTCGGAGTTCCTTCATGGCTTTCTTGTTATGCTTAATGTCTGGGTCTTTAGCAACTGCCTCTTGCATGAACCTGCCAACCACATCCTCTGCCATTCGTTTCTTTTCAAACTTTTGCTCCGGTGCTTGGTAATCCACTGCACCTTCACAGCTGTATCCTTTTTCTTTACACACAGCTTTAACATCGTCCATTGTGGATACCCATGCCATTTGATCATCGGGCTTACCTAATCCACCGATATACTTTTTGCCCTGTGTACTGACACCAGCCTTATGTGCTTTTTCAAATAACAGCTTTCGGTTCTCAGGATTCATGTCACCTGCCCAATCATGCATGCCTTCTAAAAATGCCCGCTCAGTTCCCTTAGTTCCTGCTGGGGACTGTAATGCTAACATAGCTGCAAATCCTGGGTTGTTCCCCTCTTCGATTAACTTTTCATAGAACGCTAATCGTGTGGGACCCGCTACTTCACATTGCTTCTTGTATAGTTCGTAAGACATTATCGTTCCTGATTCTTAGCTCGCATAAATTCCAATTCCATTTGCTTCTTCTGTTTGTCTATCTCCAGCAGTTCTCGCTTAGACTGAATATCCAGTTGCTTACCTTGGAGGTCCATCTGCTTGCCCTGCATGTCTAGCTGTTTAAGCTGCATCTCAAACTGTTGAGCTTGCTGCTCAGCTTGTTGTTGTGCCTGAGCCTCCTGCTGTTCAGCTTGTTGCTGTTGTTGTTGCTGTTGCTGTGCTGGGTCTGGTTGCTGCTTAGCTTTTTCCTTCTCCACATCAAGTATGTATCGAGTCGGGTCTAAGTCATTTGCCTTTGCCCAGTCTTCAATCAAAGCGTTGTATGGACCTGTCATCCCCATGCCTGCAAACTGTTGCAACTGAGGCATAGCAATCTGAGCAAACTCGTTAAGCTGTCGTACACGATTCACCTTGTTAGGCTTACGTGCTGAGCCAGCTTCTACACGATAATCAAAATCACGAACAACTCTTTCAAATCGCTGCTTTTTAATCTGCTTCGTCCAAATAATAGAAGCGGTGCTACCGAGGACAGGACCGACATCGTCTGCTGTGAGAGCCCATTCAGCGGCTTCCATCTCCTTCATCAGGCATTCACTTAGCCAATCCTCGACCTGGCTGCTCATGTCGTCGGGACGAATGGAAACATTCTGATTTCGAATCTCTGCCTCGGATGCACTCCTAATTTGTGTAGGACCAGATAGTCCGTACATTAATTCTGTGAGTCCAGTCCGTTTATCAATCAATTGTAGAACCTGTGAAACCATGTTCCAAATATCTACATTGAATTGTGGGGCATCGAGAAACGTAATTACGTCCTTAATACTCTTGCCAAATAGATCACTCAATTCAATATGAGTGTACGGCCCTAGCCCTGATTTGATTTGGTCTTGTATCTCAGCTCCAGCTGCTTTAGCAATGGCCACATACGTTGTGCTAGATGCTGCAACCTTGTCTGCTAAAAATGACATGCACCAATTAACAAATCGGAGTTCACCGATTGCTGGCTTAATCAAAGAGATTGGCCATACTTCCTTCGGCTTGTTATGGAAGTGTAACCGTGAAAATGGCCAGCCACCGAAGTGTAACCGTGAAAATGGCCAGCCACCGTCTGTCCAATATGGAATAGGCCATTGAACCTGCATAAACGCTTCATCAAATGACTTTGTTTCCATGTCCGAGGAAGGAAAGTTTAGAGGATAAGGAACATCTGCACAAACAGCAATGTAGCAAAAGTCACCAAACTGTTCCCATTCATACGTACTGCTACTCTTCTGGTTGCCTTTGAGCTTTAACTTGTCACCAAACCCACACTTGGAATAGACTTCCCAGTATTCAATAAGGTCGTGAGTTTTCCCTGTTCGTTTTTCTTCCGATGACTTACTGCGTCCACCTGCATAGGTTTCGCCCTGTGAACTAAGGGATTCCATATTCCCAATCAGTTCTCCTTGAAGATCAAACTTTTTGTCTACCTTCCACACGGGATGAACTCGACGACGAGCAACCCATGTAATGTCTTCCCAGTATTCTGCATCTGGGTCAATCACTAAGTCATCAACAGAACCATAAGTGCTTAACGGGTGCTTTAAAGAAGAACCATCTGGCTGATGCAAGTCTGTCCACAATAAGGACATTCCTTTTACAATCGCCTCTGTTACAGCACGACGACATTGAACCTTCTTGTTTGTTTCTTGTTGTAACCAGTTAAGATAATGGCTCTTAACACTAGCATGAGTTCTTTTTATCTCAGATATAGTTTCCTTCTGCTCTTCATACTTTTCCAAATAAGGAGCTAACGCAGGGTCATCAATAGTAATACCGAGGGCTTGAGGGGCAATATCCGGCTCCATGCGAGGAGTAACTTGCACTGTCGGATTTCGATGGTACAACACGGGGCCGAATAATGCCACGGCCTCAAACACTCTGTTCACTGTCATTCGAAAAGTAGGCATTGCTCCCTGAGCATTCTTGTCTAAGAATCCCCCGTCGGCTTTTGCGTATTCACCCTTCCACATCCAATCATGAGAGCCATCAAAGAATCGCATAGCTTCGTCAGCGTACTGACCAAACTTCTCCTTCTTTACCTTCTTGGCATCCTTGATTTTCTGCATCCATTGTTTGCAGATGGATGACATCGGGTGAGATGCATTATCCGTCGTATCTAGCATTACCTATTTTCCTTTTAACTTAGAACCGCGACTTTTTCTTCTAGCCATTGTCGCTTAGGATTGCCTTTGAACTCAATACCTAGTTCTAACGCCTGTTCACGTAGACTCTTATAGCTGACTTCTTGAGGTTCAGCAGGTTTTTTTTCTGCCTTCTCTTCAGTCGGCCCACTAAGACCCATAACCTCTTCAATTCGGTTAAGCCTCTTAGCCAAAGCCTTTGCTGACATCAGTGCATCTTTGTGGTATTCTGTGAAATCCCACGCACCGTTTTCTCTATGGTCAGAGTTAATCTTTAGTTTAGGGTCATCTATGTGTCTTACTGACTCATAGTAACCACCGCCTGCGGCACGAAGCACTAAGTTTCGACCTGACCGTGACATACGCACGACAAAGCCTATCCGTGGCTCCGTACCCTCTACCATTCCAGTTGCATAGAAGGTTACCGGTGTTCCGATAACTACTTCTGGCATCTCGAATGTTTCTGTATTGGATACAGTCATTTTCAATCTCCCGAAGGACCAAGGTTAATGTAAGAGTGGAACTGACCACTCTCTACTCTTTTGTTAATGCTCCTTTGTTCTGACCGAGCATTTCTGTCTTTTATTATTCTACCAGCAATAGATAATCTTTTAATCCCGTTTTCCGGTTTTACGTAAGGTAATCCATGAGCTGCTGCATACTCACAGGTTTCAATTGCATGGCAATTACCCCTACGATTTCCGTCATCCGTAACAAACCCGTTGATGATTTTCTTTTTAAACCTAAAGAATTCTCTGATAAGGTTGGGACACCTTTGCAGAGTTATCATCATCTTCGTTGATCCATCCTGCCTCACGCTAAGCCAGTCTCGAAGTTTCATCTCTCTTCCGGCAATGTCATCACTACCAGAACGAAAGTTAGACCCAGTTTCTATGCTTCGCACTGCATGTTTTTCTAATTGTAAACTGTACTGTCGCCTAGGTAGAACACCACTTCCTATTTCTCTAATTCTACCACCATGAGCATCAATTATAAATGATTGGAATGTGTCGCCGCCAATCTTATGTGCCACAGCTTCACCAAACTTTTCTGCGGTACACTGTTGTAAATATAGCTCATCATATGCAATAACGTGATCGCCTAGTTCTGGCGGAGTTACTGCCCAAAACGTGACAGCACAAACACTATGACCTGGGTCAACAACCATGTATCTTGCCCAGTCTGGAGGAGGCTTTCCATCACTTTCTGTGAGAACCTTCTGGGCTGCGTTGCGTGGTTCATCAAACCTGATAGAACCATGCAAATCCTTAGTAAACGTAGGATACATAAGCACACTATCCGTGACCATCTCGCCTAATGCACGCTTACGGTATTCGTCATCTCCCTTGGCTTTCCATCTCTTTATGTTCTCTTGCTTAACCTGCTCTGGCATAAAAGGGTTATCAAATATCGTAGCCCTTATTACCATAGTCGAAGGATTAGCCATGCTCTTCTCGTCTTCGGCACGCTCGGTTAGATTGATAAGTGCGTCGTTCTTTGCGTGTGGGAGGGCAGACCATCGTAGCTTTCCATCTCGCATGGAGAGCCTAGCTATCATTTCGTCGTACCATTCTGGCTTTTCGAGGTCTTCATCAATATGAACTAGGTCTGCTTGAAAACCCTGTGCAGGGTCACCCTTAGAACCCATCGCATAGATCGTCCAGCCATTAGTAAGTTCACATATCTCAAACACATGCTGAGCACGCTTCTTCCACGCAAACTTCTTAATAAACCGCTCTGGAATCAAAGGGGGTGCTGGCTGAGCATATTCCTTTCTAGCCCAGTCGCTTTCATTCCACGGCTTCCAAGAACGCCAAAGCCCTGTTTCCTCATCTTTGATTATCTTAAAGGCACCTTTACGGAACAGATACTTATGTATTGTTCGTCCAATGTGACCTTCATCCATACCTAAACAGACAAGCACCCCGTTTTCCTTGGGATACTTATTATATGGGTCCTGACCGGTTACTGCTCTGGCATCTTCTGCAAATGCAACTAGAGATTTACCTACTTGGTTTCCGGCTTGTATAAGAACTTCTTTTGCATTTGACTGATGGAACCTCTCTTGAAATGGCAGCGGTTCATATAGACGAAGAGCCTCCGAGCGACGCTTAGACCTTTCGGCAACCATCTCCCGCATCTCTTTGATTTCATGGTCAGTTGCCTGTTCGTTATATACGGATGGCACTGACTTTGGCTCATTCGGAAGTTCCGTCATCTTCCTCCCTAGGGTCTATTAGTAATATTGTTCTAGCTGTTCGTGCAATTTCTAGGTCTAGTTCCTCGTCTGTAATTTCTTCTAGGCTCTTCTTAGCTGCGCCAGACTTGGATACCTCAATGTTCAACTTGAGCATATCTCCTAGTATACGTGTTCGTCCTGCACTACCAGGTGTAGTGGACAAATAGTTAGCCATATAGTGCTGAGCAAAACCCATAGAGCCACCGAATACTTCTAGTAAACGCTGGTAAGTTTCTGCCATGTGTGGAATTTTACTTCCACCCTGTAACAGATTGCTTATTAGGTTAGCACCTTCTTCATCAAGTTTCTTGATGCGGTTATCTATAACCTTGTTTTCTTTTTCTCTGCCTGCTTTGTTTCTGCAATCTTTGCAGGTAGATTTGAAACCATCTGGCTTAGTAGCGTCACGATGGTAATTTTCTGGTGTTAAGGGCATCTCCCTAAAACACTGGTCACATTCTCTTATCTGTTCTTCAGGCACGAATCCATCCTTTCTGAAAAAAAGTTCCCCTAGGCCCGAAGACCTAGAGGAACACCCAAGACCCTTATACGACTCAGAAAACTGAGAAGTACTCGGTTGGCTGCTAGGTGAGTAAACTAAATGTTTACTGCAACCTGAATTAACCCCGTGGTCGAGCTTGTCGTGCCTTCGGCAACCAAAGCGCGTCCAAGAACATTAATAGCAGCAGTCATGCCAATAGTGGCTGAACCAGCGACAGCTTCAATAACAGCACCAGTGGTTGCACTTGTTATTAACAAGTCACCGACAGCAATGCTTTCGCCATCTTTGTACAGCACTTCAGCTGGACCACCAACTATTAGCCAGAACAAATCGTCGTCGGCAACAGTGGTAGTCAGCTCATTATCACCGACACCGCCGAATTGGTTAACAGCACTGCATTGAGCATCAACGGTACCAAGTACCTTTCTCGTACCAACCGAGAGGTCAAATTTCAATGCTTTCTTTGCTACCGTAAGTGCGCCACCGCTAGTATTGCGGACACACACTGCACGGATTGCAGCACCACTTCGACGAGTACGTCCAGCACGTGGACCGACAGAGCGGTCTACATCTGGAAACGAAAAGATTGCACCTTCCCAATGGGTATTGATAAGGTTACTGTCATCGTCTGTCCCTTTTAGGGTTTCCCCTAAGTCAAAAGGAGGATCTACATGAATCATCTTTTAATTCCTTTCTTAAAAAGAGACTATGCTAATGCTGCTAGTTTGAAGAAGTTCCGTGGGGAACTGAACTTCAAGTTAGACAGCGTTGATACAACAGCATTAAACGATTGAGAGTGAATATCATACTCAGGACCTTCACTACGTAGTAGCGAACTGTCCATCGACTTCAATTCCATGCAATCATAATTAACACCATAACCAACACCAGCAGGTACAGCAGCTTCCCATGAAACTTCAATACCGTCAAAGTTGAGGACATTTTTGAAACCAAGTGCCCGTAAGCTGTGCTCACTGGAAATTTGGATTCGTTCCTTGTCATCAATCAGGTTTAGAAGGTCCATGTATAACGAACGATCTAAGAAGATGTTCGTTATCTGTCCGTCTTTGCTAGTGTTACGTTGGGCATGAATAATAGCATAACGCATTGCTTCGTCGCCCTGTTTAGCAAACGTATCCGACGTACCACCAAAGGCGGAAGACGTATAGTTTACAACTAGAGGACTCCAGAAATCAAATTCTGGGTCAGCAATACCGTTTGGCCAATATAGCCCACTTTCATTTTCTCCGCCGTAGTTACCAAGAGCAGTACTAAGACCAGCATAGGTATCATTAGGATAACCTACTTGGTCAGCTGCATTGGCTGTACGTTGAGCACCAGAGGCGATNTTCAAAGTACCATTAACAGAGAACAAGGATTCGATACCATGCCAAGACGATTCGTTGCCAGAGGCAGAACCATCAACATAGTACTCGCTTCCAAGTACTTGAGTAATAGACGTTTCTAGACGTTCGACAAAGTTTTCAAATACTTTGACTACGCCTTCCGGTCCCTTGTTACTACGGAATTCACGATAGTACATAGAATCTGTAGCTTGGTAGCCACGATATTCCATGTTCGCTGTCTTCCACAAATTGCGGCGAGTAAAGTTTCGCTGCGTTTCTCCGGTGTTACCTTCTACGTTATGTAGTCGATACTGTACAGGCCAGTCGAAGCCCTCACCAGAGTTATTGTAATTCACACGACCAGCGGCTTCTAGGAGCGCACCCATCTGATAGTTTCGGAGCATTACCTCTTCAACTTCACGGATGTGCTTCGCCAGAGTTGTTGCAGCTGTTCGGGAGAATGCGACTGGGTTAAAGCCTTTATATGCCACTTTAAAACCCTTTCAAAAAAAACCCTAAAACAAACCGTCCGTCAACGCTTGTTGACGTAACTTATCACCCGCACTTGCGTGTGGGTTCTGACTATAAGGGCTTGGGTTTGACCCAGATGGAACACTTCCTCCAGCAGATGGTATATGAGTCGCTTGTCGAAGAGTGTCCCCGACTGGCGGCTGTTGCACCTGTTGTTGTACATGCCCTACCTGCTGCTGCTGAACTTGGGGTTCGGCAGTAGAAATATCCCCTGAGTACATCCGTGTAGCTAGGTCCCATAACTTGGCTGGGTCGTCAATTCCCATGCCACGAAAATAGTTAATATACTTTGTAACAGCTTCGCCTTGTGGTGATAATACCAATTGTCCGAAATTGTCACGAAGTGGTTGATTGTCCATCGGATTGGCTTGATATAACCAGTCCGCATTTCGGGACGTAATGTCCTGAATTGTTTGCTCTTTGTATTGACCATACTGTTGCTGATACTGCTGCTGTTGCGTCTGGGCAGTTTGCTGATTGTTATAGGCAATCAACGCACTGTATCGATCTGCAAAGAGCTTATCAAATTCCTGCTCAATTATGTTGGGCAAGACCTTCTGTGGGTTCCTGATAATATCATTAGCCCACTGTTCCAAATAACCGACATGGGTTTCTGCGCCACTAATAACTTCAGCGGGAGTACCCTCTTTCCAGTCAGTATATATCTCACCCGTTTCTGGGTGGACTCTGTTTTCTCTGTACTGCTCTAGTTCCTCTAAGGTAGTACCTGGAGGATTCCACCAATGAGCAACTCCAGTAATATCTTGCACTGGACCAGTTGGTTCTTCTGGCTGAGCTTGCTGCTGAAGAGCCTGTTGTTGAGCATTGTATTGTTGTTGCTGGTACTGCTGCTGACGGTACTGTTGCTCTTGCTGCTTTTGTTGCTGGTACTGTTGATACTGCTGTTGCTGTTGTTGATTATATTCTGACCATTGATTATTAGCATCTTGCAACTGCTGGTAATGTTCAAGCAGTCTGTAGCGAGCATCTGCGTCATCAGCTACGTCTGTGAATCCTAATTCGGAAACCTGCTGGGAAAGAGATTGTCCCGCTGAATCAGAGTATGTTTCCTGAGCTTCCTCTACCGGTACTTGGGAGAACCCGTCATCTACTACGGAATCTTCTATTGCTTCTACTGGTTCGTTTTCTGACACTTCCATGTCGTCGCTAATATCGGTTGCCATTTCTGGTTCCTTAATGTCTGGGGTTAGTTACAATCCATGTGTGCGAAATCCATTTCCGCCTACCCTATTTGTTCTTTGGCTTTCTCCACCAAAATAACATATGTGCTAGGAACTTGGGTAGTCCTACTGGCTCAAATCCTAGGTTTTTCAAAGTATCTGCCACTAGAACATGGGCTTCCGCATCACGACTTCGGATCATGGTACGGCGGCGGGGATGGGGTATAATAAAACGCTTTTTCATTTCGCTCTCCTTATGTTGTTAATCCTACACAAAACCTACATGTCTCAATGCATTTGTGAACTCTTCTGCTGAATCGTGCTTTAATCCTAGCAGCAACATCCTTGTATCCTTAACCATATTAATGACAATATCGTTAGCCTTAAGAATGTTTTCCATTATCTTCTTTGTTCCTTCATCATCCATCAAGTTGCCTCATGCATTCTTCGATGTAATCTATCATCTTCTCATACTCTTTACGAGGATGCTCAGACTCTTTTTTTCCAACTCGACACATGTATTTTATTACATTGCCTTGCCAAAAATCTAGATTCCAGTCTTTGATGACATCCCATGGCTGGAGTTTACCTTGGGCATAATGAGAAGGCGGGGGTTTTCG